TGCATTGTTACCAAATCCGGTGTTGTCTTTAATTCCTAATAACATCGGACTTATAACTCTGTGAGATACCATTATTTTACGCATACTTTCGTCACTTAAAAACTGGTATTGATTGTGAGCATCGCTTAACTGCACCGGTGTTATTGTAGCTCCGTAATCATTTGAATCATTAAAAGATAAAATAAATCTACCAGCGTTTGACGTTCCAGAGAATTTTTGTGTTATGGCTCTTTCGATATCTCTTTGCTCGTCCTCTGTTGGAGTTCCATTGTTAAAGTTGATTAACATAGACGGAGCAAGTCCATTCATTATATTGTTTAAATGGTAGTTACTTATCTCCTCCTCTAGTTCGCAGTACTGTAATCCTCCTTGCCAATCTGGAGGAGAATAATAGTAAAATCCAGTTTTATAAGGTTTAATATAAAGTATCTCTTCGCTCTCTTCACTTGTGCCAAATGCTGGAATCGGTCTTGGAGGATTCTGTCTAGTTACTTTCGTCCAATCGTCTGCATAAAAATAAAACTCAACCTCTCCGTCCTCGTTACATTTTCCACTTCTTAAAGTTTCAACCGGCCAGTGATTACATTCTACTATTCTAGTTCTGTCTATTGAGTAAACAACTTGAATAGCACACTGCCCCATAGCTTTTAAATCGTAACAAAGTCTCTCGGTTGTACTATCGTCAAATAATAACATCGCTTGAGCGTAGTCTTCCGGTTTCATTTGAGCATCTGTTGCGTCTAATCCTTGACCGAATATCATTTGACTTATTCCGTTTACGATTGCGTTGTTTGTAGGACTTCCATTTATACGGTCTTGAATATATCCGAAGTAATTATTATCGTCTCCATAAGATACCCACTCTTGATTTCTTACTTCGATAATTCTAGGACTTGTATAGGTCGCCAGATTCACAATTCCGATACCGGTATTTTTAGGTTTTATTTCTATTTTTTTTCTCATATTATTGTAGTACGATGTAATCGTTGTTGTTTGTATTCAAGGTAATAAAATTACCATTGTTTATTGAGTAGTTTTCAGTACTCTGGTTGGTCGAAAATAGTCTGTCCTTATATAATACCTCACTCGAAGCATTTAAGACGCTTAATTCAAAGAATCCTCCCTCATATAAACAAGTCAAGTTACAATCTATGTAAACTAAATCGTAAACATTTGGATATACATTTGTAGGAGAGAAAGTAAAGACTGTATTCTTTTGCTCGTCTCTGACTTTTAAAGTTAAAGTTTCCCCTTCTATGTAGTTTCTAGGGATTGTTATAAATCTTTGAGATGCGTTATTTTGGTTTACTACTGTCATAGTTATATAACGTAAATTTATTTTTTTTTGTAAATAAAAAAGGAGTGATAAAATCACTCCCTTTCTGTTACCGAATAAACCTCTATAGACTGACTTTATTACGGTGTTATCTGTGTTGCAGATGAACGTGTAGTAACAACTGTTGATGTTACAAAAGGTGCAAGGATTGGCTCTTCGGCAGTTATTGTCAAAGTCGTCCCATTCATATCCCCTAAATTTGTGCCGGTAGTAACAGTCCCGTTCACATTACAACCTCTAGTTAAACCAACTGCAAAGTAATTTCCGTTGTTATCTTCTACAAAAACGTGAGGTCTTTGAGATACAACTTTTTGCAATTCTACTTGTGTTGCCACATCAATTTTTGTCAATACCGCAGTAAGTGTCTGAGCATAAAAAGTAGTTCCATTCTCATCGCTAGATGTAATAGTCTGCTCTAAATTATTCCCTCCTTTTACTTCGTATTTGTAAAAGTTTGTCCCAGCACCAGTAATCGCAGTTAAAGTCCCAGCAGTTATAGTTAATGTACCGAGTGTACCATAGTCAGCAAACCAAATATTTTTGATTCCTCCGACAACGTCCTTACACGGTAACTTCCGGCCCGTAGCCATTAAGCAAGTACTCATATTTTTTTTTATTTAAAAGTTAATAAAAACCGCCTATTTTACTAGGCGGATATTTTAATTTATGCTATTCCGTAAGTAACTGCATCTGCTCCGATACCTACTTGGATACCTCTAGAGAAACGAGCAATAAATCTAACGTTTTTGCTTCCGTCGATGTCAGCCATATCAATCGTCTTAACAACGTTTGCATCGTCAGCCAATCCAAATCCTACGAATAAGTTTGAGATTTCAGCAGCTACCATTGTGTTCGCTGGTAAGCCATTTGCAACAAATATTGTAACTCCGTCAAAAGTTAACTCTCCACCATTGTACCAAGTTGTACCGGCAGCGTTAACACCCGCATTTGAAGTAGCAGCTACAGAGAAACCTCCTAACGCTCTTACATATGCTTTAGCAACGTTTTGAGAAACGTATAATCTTAAGTCTTCGCTTCCGTATAATGCTGCTGGAATTGCATCAACTACTCTTCCCATTTCTGCGATAACGTTAGCAGAAGTAATTGCTAAAGGAGTACCGATAACTGTTGCTCCGTCTGTTCTCAATAATTTACCAAGTCCGTTAGTAGCATTCCAAAGGAAAGTCTCAGTATCGATAGCGATATCTTTTAAAACTTTAGCGATAAAGAAATCAGAGAAAGTTGCCGGCATCACATCAAAGCTTGAGTACCCCATTTCTGCGGCTTGCCAATCTTGCTCGAATGGAGTCTTGCACAAGCTCAAATTTACTTGTTTTTCTGCTACTGTTAGCACTTTGTCAGACAAAGTAACTGTACCAGCATCTGTAAAATCACAAGTTGCGTCTGCTACTAAACCAGAGATAACTGCTTTTTTAACTGTTGTTTTATATTTAACATTTGGAATAACTGTTACTCCATTGTTTGCGATTGTGTTCGCACTTAATACCGCAGCTGCGATATATTTTCCGGCAAATTCTCCGGCATAATTTGAGGTAATCGTTGGTTGGTTTGGCATTGTGTTTTATTTTTTTAAGTTTATTTTTAATTAATTAGTTTGATAATGCTGCCATTATTCTAGCCTCTGTGTTAGAGATGTTTTGTTTTGTATTTGCTTTACCTAAATTTACTTTAGTGTCTGCTGGTTTGTGTACTGTTGCTTTTTTAGATACACTAGAAAGAGTTGCTTTCATTTCTGTTTGGTAAGCAGCTAAAGCATCTAGTTTAGATTTTAACTCTTCCATTTTTGGCTCAAGTGCTTCCATTACTTTAGTAAGGATTTCCTCTAGAGTAGCTGGTACTGCCTCTAGTTCTACTTCTGTTTCTGGTGCTACCTCTTCTGCTGGTGCTTCTTCTGTAGTTTCCTCTTCTGGCTCTGTTGACATTTCTACTTCCTCTGCCTCTGCTGCTGGAGTAGCTAATTCGCCAATCATTCCAATTTCGTAAACCTCCAAAGTTGTACCGTCAGCAAGTAAATAACTCCCAACTTCTAACGGCTCTCTATTATCTCCGTCAATAGCAAATACTGGCATCCCTACCTCAAAGCTATCGGCTTCAATAACAGTCCCGTTATCTAGAGTCTGTTGCTCTAGCTTCACGTTTCTGCGAAGCAACGCATTAATGCGTGATAAAATTTCTGTGTTTTTCATATTTATAATTTATTAAATCTTACCCATATAACGAACTACTATTTTTTTTTGCATTTTTATTCTGCCTTTCTGTAAATAGTTCCTATTCCTTGTGCTTGTAAACTTCCATCGCAGCACTTTCTAGAGTATTTATTATCTGGACATAAACAACCTCTTTTGTCATTCTTTGGACTTGTTCTACTCGGTGTTTTAAAATCTTTATTTGCCATAATTTAAAAGTGTATTAAGTTCTAATAAATCTAATCCAGCTAGTATTTCCTCTTCTGTGTCATCAACTTTTGAAAGTGGAGTCTTTGCTTTGTCTGCGAAATATCCCTCAATACTGAATCCCTTAACCTTGCCAGTTTTAATAAAGTCATTCCATATCTTATCGTTGTTTACTTTAATAGTTCCCATCCAAGTACCTACCGGCACATTCAATTCGTAAAGTTTAGATTTGTCTTTGTCTGTGTCTTCTACTATCCAACTTTCTACCATAGTTAAACCGGTAATCGATTCCATATGTTCAAAGGTTGCGTTTGACTGGTTACCATTTACAAAAAATAACTCCATAGCTTTGCGAATAGTATCTTTACTAAAATAAATATAGTACTCTCCCTCGTTTTCGTCTCTTCTGTAAATTGGTTTATCTGGGACTAACATAGCACCCATTATGATTTTTTTCTCCTTGTCTACTTCGGCAAACTTGTACTCTTTTTGCTCTGTTTTTAAAGCTATAAAGTCTTCCTCTATGGCTGGAGATTCTACGATACTAATTGCATCGATACCGGATAACTCCATATCCTCGTCAATAATAAGTTCTATAAGTCTCATTTAATTTAATTTTATATATAACGTTTATTTATCCTAAAGTTGCATTTTGAATTATGCCTCTATTTAATCCTTCTTGAGTAGTTACGTCTCCACCAACTACGAATGCTCTCATCGGTTGGCTTTCTCTTGCTCCTATACTTTCGGCTATTTGATTCGCTCCACTCGGTCCTACTACGTTAAAACTTGGTGCTGCTGCCGGTACTCCTCCGCCTCCTCCGGTTGCTGCTCCTCCTCCGCCGCCACCTCCTCCAGAGAGTAACGCTTTTGCTCTTGCTAAATTTGCTAATATAGTTGCACTACCACTAGCGTAAAATGCTATTTTAGTTGCTAAATATGTAGCGGGTGCTGCCGGTGGTGGCACTCCAGTTGCTGCTCCGGTTGCACTTATTTCTGTACCTTGCATCATTTTAGAAAATGCGATTGCACTATCAGCACCAATCTGAACTAACGCAAGTGCTTTCATCGCTGCTTGACCGGCTTTGCCTCTTGCTAGTCCGGTAGATTGAATAGCAGACAATAACTCCTCTCCACTTTGAGCAATACTTCCTACGGCATCTGTTGTGTCTTGGAATGCTTGTATTTTTCTTTGTCTTTCTTCTTCCTCTCTTTTTTCTCTTTCGTGTTGGCTATTGTATAAAAGTTCTGCATATTTTAATTGAAACGCTTCCTCTGCTGCTAATTGGTCTTCTTTAAATTTAGCATCTGCATTAATTTTGTCTTGTGTATTTTGTAAATCTGTTAAATCAAATTCAGTTTGGTCTTCTGCTAATTTTTGATTGTAATCGTCATTTAACTTTTTTAATTTTTTATTTTTTTCCTCTTGTGTTAATTCAGCGTCTTTTGCTGCTTTTTTATCAATATCATTAATCGCTAATTGAGAAGCAGCTCTTCTGTCTTCAAGTTTTTTTAATGCATCTTGTTGTGCTTTTAATACTTTTTCTCCCTCTGCTTCTGTTTCTTTTTCGTTAAATACATAATTTGAAGTTAACTCATTAGCTTTTTCATTAAAATCTTTAAGCATATCTTCATTTAATCCAACATCAATTTTAACTCCGGGTATTTTATTTAAAATTTTAAGTGTTGCATTTATAAACTTTGAAGAATACCGCCATAAAAATTCAAGTGGTTTATTAATAAAATCCAACATAGATTGAAGCATTCCTTTGTTCCTTTTTGTGCTTTCTACTGCTTGTTTATTGGACTCTATTTGTGTTGCTATTAATACGTTTTGATAATTAATTGCCTCGTCTGTTTCAGCAATTTTCATTTTCAAAATTTCTTTCTCTGACTTACCTTGAAGTCTCAAAATATTGTCTTGGTCTCCTAATGATTGTAACTTCTCATTTTGTAAATCAACATTTTTTTGAGCATCTGCATTCAGTTTCTTTTGCTCTTGACTCACTCCGCTTACTGCCTCTTTTATGTCATCCCAATAAGCGTAAATAGTTCCTAAGGCAACAACTAATAAACCTATCCCAGTTGCACCGATAGCAGTTTTAATTCCGTTAAACGCATCAACAGCAACGGCTTTTAATTGTCTAAAGCTATCTCTCGCCTCTCCTAGTTGTTGTAATCCAGTTGCGATTGCCATTGCAGACTGAACTTTCAAAAGTTGATTCTCTAAATTTTTAGATTCAACTCCAGCCAATCCCATAGCACCTTGATAAGCAGCAAATCCTCCAGCCACTCCCGAAAGTGATGAACTTAACGCTTTGAATTTTGCATCTGGATTGAATGCCTCAGTAAGACTTTTAGCGTCTCCGATTCTGTCTCTTAATTCTGCTGCTCTTTTAGCTGCCTCGACTGCCTCTCGTGAAGTTGCTCCGAACTTATCAGACAATCCTTGTACGTCTTGTTGTGCTTCCCTTAATTGTCTTTTTAAACTACCTAAAGACTTGTCCGCATTTTCAGCGTTTACGTTTAAATTAATGTCTATTTCTTGTGCCATTTCAATAGTCTTTGATGTTGTTTAAATGCTTCCATCCAAGTTTCTGGATGTTTGTTTTTTCCCTTTGCTATTTCTATCAATTCACTCTGTCCGTAATGTGTTGATGCTTTTAGCAAGTTTAATATTTGTTCTATCATATTGCAGTTTGCTTTATAATTATATCCTCTAGTTTTACTGTTGCTCCAGCTATTTTATATTGTATTGTTATTATTCCGTATCTATCTAATCCGGTTGCATTTGCTGGGACTGTAACTGTTAATGTTATATCGTTTTTATTATTACTTGAATCAGTATAAACTAAAAAATCTACTGAGGATTTTACGTTAAAAGAATCGTAGTCATTTAAATATATTTCCAAATCAAATGTTAACGCTTGGTTATTTGTTTGGATGTTATCCATATCAACAAATCTGTATCCAACTGTACTAGCTGCGTTTACTCCTCTGTAATCTGTTAATAATTCGAAGTCAGTTTCTCCAGTTGTTAAATCAGTAGTGAATGAGTTTATTAAATACCTTTTATTACGAATTACTAACCTATCATTTAATGCAATTCCTAAAGGGATACCAAAACCATTTGTAACTGTACTTCCTAATAAACTTGCCGGGAGTAATGCCTTTACTTTTATTAATCTAGTTTTAATATTATAAAGGTTGTCAACGAAGTTTTTATAGTGTCTGTAGTAAAGTCCTTGAGGTGCTAATTCGTTTAACCAACTTGACTGCTCGTTACCAAAATTCATTGTCATTAATTGAGCGTGGTTTACATCTGTTGGCATATTATCATACTCGTTAGAAAATCTTTGATAGTTAGTTATTACTGTTGGTCCTCCACTTGAATTGGTTGTATAAATTCTATCACTACCAGTTAATTCGGTTACACTTCCATTACAATAAATAAGCATTGGCTTTGGTATATATGGCTTTAAATCTTTGTCTATTAAAGTTGCCGTTTGGAATTCTTTACCTTGCTTAACTAATTCAAATAAAACGTTCTCAAATGGTAGCTTAATTTCGTAAGTTGAGTTCTCAGTTATCCTAGTTGAATTGTAAATTAAATCTCCGTAAGCATTACCGTATAAACTTTTGAATTGGTCATTTAATATATTCTTACTTTCTGCATAAGTAAAATTTATACTCTTGAATAACTTCGGTTTGTTTATACTCATTTCATCCTCGTAAGTATAATCTGTTATGTCCAAAGTTTTACCAGCATTATAAAACATTTCAAGTGGTGCAAACTCATAAGTATTATTCGGTCTTGGTACAATCATTAAATTAAATGTCTTTATTATACCGGTTAGAAAGTCTATTGTTTTAATGTCTGGTACATAGTTTACAATATCAATATTATTAATAGTGCTTAAAGTCCCGCTTATTGCTCTACTTCGAGTGATAGTTTGAGGGACACTACTTGTGCCGTATGACCTAAGTAATTCTACTATGCTAGTAAAATTCATCGTTTGTGTAGACGAAAAAGAAAAAGTATATCTATGAGTAGCTCCGTCTGTATTTCGTGAGATTTGCTCCGCTCTTACAGTTCTAGTGCCAGTTAAGTTTGCAAAAGTTCTATATAGTTCTCCGTCTCTGTAACAAAAAACAGTATAAGGAATTGTAGTGAAACCACTTATAGGAGTAATAGTAATATTGATATATATAAAAGTGTTTCCAATTGCATTAGACGGTACATAACTCCAATTTGATGTCAGAGTATCGGTTGTTAAATTAAATTCGGGAAACGCTACGAAAGGACTTGTAGTGACTATACTTGTATAATCTAATTGAAACCTCTGCGTTATTTCAGACATTGATAATGCCGGTTTTAAATATAGGTGCAATTTTTTCCACTGCTCTAAATTAAAAAAACTACCGGTAAAAATAAGTCCGTATTTTGCTTGAATAAAAGAAAAAATAGAAGACAAAGTAATTGCTGGGAATAACTCATTCCATTTTATTGCTCCGGTTGTTGTTGTTATATCTGTTGCAGTTGCATCTTGGTAGCTATATTTATAAGCATTTCCTATTAGTGGATATTTAACGTCTGTTGGTAATGCACCTACTATTCTTGCTCTTACTGTTGATGAGTTATAAGTGTGGTTTAAACTTGTATAATCTAAAGTATTTAGTTTATCGTCTTTTATAACGTCTTTTAACTGTACCAAGTTACCATGTCTGCTTTCTCTAGTTGAATAGTTCCGTTTCTAAATCTGTGAGTATTAACTTCAATAAAAGCATCATAACGCATTCTGTGGTCAAATCCATTATCGATACTGCTTTCGTACCAGTGCGATAAAATTTGATTGTTTGTCTTTGATGCTGGAATACTAAACGTCTGCGTATAATCTGTGTATAACTTTCCTATGTCGTTTGCGTTCCCAATCTGGGAAGTGATGCTTATTTTTTCGTCTTTAAATAAATCTAGTCTTTGATAATCACTTCTGTATATTTCGAAATTGTCTCCGTTTAGAATTGGGATTGCAGTTTCTAAATCTATTTTTGTAGTGTCGTTTCCAATTATCCAAGCTATTAATCCGGTACTATCTCCAGAAGTAACTTTAACATAATGCCCTACATATTGATTTGCAGTCATTGTTAAATTAGTACTGATTCCCAAAAATGGAGATGAATTATTTGCAGTAGCTTTCCCAGCAATTACTAAAGTATTTTTCTTAATATAAACCTCTACGCTTAATTTCATTATACGATGTTATTTACTAATTTATTTGCAAAGTCAAACTCTAAAGTATAGTTTATATTTTTGTCTTTTAAAATTGTTTTCTTCTGCATACTGGTTGTCTTAATTGTTACCGGAGTCTGAGGATTGAGTAATATAGTATCGCTTAACATCATATCTTGAATCCATTCGAAATAATCCTCTGTAACCCATCCAGAATTAACTTTAATACTTTCGTTACCGTTTATATTAAATGGCTTTGTCTGGCCTCTTCTATAATCATAATTAACCGCTTTTTGCATTAAGGCATAATCGCTATTTTTAACATCGATAGAATTGTAACTGGCTTTGAAAAATGTAAATTGATTCCAACCTCCTAGCTTATTCACAAACCACATTATTTGAACTGGATATTTTGGCTCACAGATTTCCTCTGTATCTATTTTATAAAGTAATCCAATATTTTTACTATATATCTCAACCTTTATACTTGAATTATACACTAAAGGAATAGCGTAATTGAAAAAATTATTTTCTCCGGCATAAAATATTTGTGTTTTAAGAATGACATTATCCTCATCAATCCACTTAGCAGAAAACTCATCAGTAGTATCTTTGCAAATAAAATTATAATATGGTCTAGTAGTATTCCAATAAACTTTTATTAATGGATTTGCCAATAATAAATATGCTTTTGTGCTTGTAAGATTTAAATTAATTCCGTCCTCTACTTTTGAGTATCCATTTACTGCACAAAAAGAAACCGTAGCTTTTAAAGTATAATCCTCTCCGTCTGTGCTATAATAAGTTTTATACTCTCCGATGCACCATTCTTTCGTGTCTGCTTCTGTTATCGTGCTTGTCGAATATTGCAATTTGAATTTGTCTATAAACTCCAAAATAAATGGAGCTATATTGTAGTTGGTTTCTGTTTGAGTTACCGATGCAATACCTTCGCTCATTATATAAGTTGGACTTGTTGGAGGAGTGTCTCCTTTATTCCAAAGTTTTAACTCTACTTTTGTACTTACTTGGTTTGCCTCGTTTATAACTACTTGAAATGGACTTCTGGCGAATATTAAATTTATAGACGGCATATTATTTAAAGTTTGATTTTGCTATTAATTCTATTGTTGATTTGACATCCAGAGCGAATGCTTCTGCGATTTCATTTGGCACTAGTTTTATGTTCTCTTCTACTGCCTCTTTTAAAAAGTAAGTAGGTTTAATACCTTGATGGTAAACAGACTCTCTAACTGCAAACGGACTTAATCCTCTTTTATTACTCCAGTTAACAAAATGTTTTACACTTGGTTTACGTCCCTCTTTAAAACTGTAAGGACTATCCCCTCCGTTTTGCTTCCAGAGTTTACCTTTGTTGTTTGTTCTTTTAAACGTACTTGTTGTCTTTCTAACTCCTCCTACTCCTCTGACTCCCTTATCTACAAACGCTCCATAGTCTGACATACCTATATTCAAACTAAACGACCTACGCATAAACTTCACTCCGTTATTTACTACGCTTTTTTC